AATGGTCAGCACCGACAGATGAGATCACATTGGAAAATGCGGCTTTTGCCAATCCCGGACTCAACATAACAATCCACCCCGACAACATCCGAGCCGTTTTCAATGATCCACCGGATGTAGTGATGACCGAGGTGTTAAATCGTTGGGTGCAGACAATCTCAAGCGTTGTTGGATCAAAAGAGTGGCAAGAGTGTGGAGACGAAACAGTTGATCTTGATGAGGATAAATTGACATGGATGGCAATTGACATTTCACCGGATCGAAAACATTGTGCATTGGTCGCAGCTCAAAAACTTGGATCGGAGAGCTTTATCATTAAGCTCTTGCACACATGGGAAAACAGCATTCAGCTAGATGACCGAGCAATTGCCAATGATGCAGCCAGTTATTGCCGCAAATACCCAATTGAGTATTTGCTATACAGCAAGCGCACATCAGGCGCGGTGGCCGCGCGGATGCAGCCAGCCGGTATCCCGATACACGACATGGACGGCGATTACCCGCAAGCTTGTGATGAATTATTGGGTGCAATCAATTCCGGACGATTAAAGCATCGCAATCAAGCTGCACTTACCGAGCAAATGCTCTCAGCCGTGCAATTGCGTAGAGGCGATGGCGGTTGGGTTATAGGAAGGCGTGCGTCTCAAACGGCGGTTTGTGCGAGTGTGGCCGCTGCACTTTGTACGCACTTTGCGACACGCCCAGAAACGGAAATTGACATTTTAGTGGGTTGATCCTTGACATTTTGAGAAAATAGGTGCATGGGATTATTTGACCGCAAACGCACCATTGAAACAGTTGTGCCATTGAGCGGAGCTGATGTAGCTGCACAAATTGGCCCGGCTCCAACGCTAGATGCGTTCTTTCCATTTGGTGGAGCCGATTACCTTGCAAGCCGCGAGGAAGCAATGAGTGTGCCGGCAATTGCTCGCGCACGAAACATGATTTGCAATTCGATTGCAACAATTCCAATGGTAACACGCGACAAGGCAACCGGTCAGGTTATTGATTCGCCTGTTGTAATCAATGATCCAGATAAGCGCGTGCCGGGTGCAGCATCATGGTGTTGGGCCGCGGAGGATTTATTATTTACAGGATTTTCCTATTTTCAAATCATGGATTTGTTTGCAGATACACAGCGCGTTCGACAAATGTGGCGCGTTGCTCCTAATCGTGTTGGTGTATTTTTAAATTCAATTGGCACACAAATTGAGTATTACACAGTTGATGGATCGCGCGTGCCAATGTCAGGCGTTGGATCATTGGTTGTTTTTTACGGCAATGATGAAGGATTATTAAACCGAGCTGGTCGCACAATTCGCGCCGGTGCAGAGCTTGAAAGAGCAGCTGCAATGTACGCACGCGAACCCGTGCCATCGATGGTGTTGAAATCAAACGGAACAGCGTTGCCAGCCGACCGCATCGCTAAGCTGTTGGATGCATGGGGAGCCGCACGCCGAAATCGTGGCACGGCATTTTTAAACGCCGATGTAGAACTCACAACAGTTGGATTTACACCGGAGCAAATTGGCCTTAACGCTGCACGAGAGATCATTGCCACAGAATTAGCACGGGCCGTTGGAATCCCGGCTTACTTTATTGACGCGCCGACAGGATCATCTATGACTTATGCAAATGCCAGCACGGCGCGTCAAACCTTGTTGGACTTTTCACTTTTGCCGCTGATGAACAGCTTATCCAGCCGTTTATCAATGCCGGACTTTACGCCATCAACACAGCGCGTTGAATTTGATCTCAAAGCGTACTTACGCGGATCAGAAAAAGAGCGTGCCGAGATTTACAAGATTTTATTTGACATCGGTGCAATTACTACCGAGGAAATTAGACAAATGGAGGAGATGATCTCATGAAGCTAACAACACCAATGCAAATCACGGCAGCCGATAGTGATGCACGCACAATTACTGGCCGCATTGTTGCGTTCAACGAACACGCAAACGCATCAACCGGCAAGGTTGTTTTTGCTCGTGGATCAATTGTGCCTCAAGATGTATTTTTAAATCTTGAACATGACAACACCAGGAGAATTGGCAAGAGCATTGCAATGTCTGTCAATGACAAAGAAATGACGGCCACATTTAAGATTGCAAACACAACAGCTGGAACCGATGCGCTTATTGAAGCAATGGATGGTTTGCGCGATGGATTTTCAATTGAATTAGCTGTTGATAATTACGAAATGCAAAAGGATGGCACAATGAAAGTTTTGAATGGACAGCTCACAGCTGTCGCATTGGTTACGGAGCCGGCTGTTAGATCAGCCCGTGTCTCAGAGGTAGCCGCATCAGAGGATTCTGAAACTCATGAAGTTACAGATACAACAAACCCAAATGAAGGAGACAAAGTGGAAAACACTACCGAAAATGCCGCTCCTGCCGTTGAACCGGTAGCAGCTCCAGAAGTCGCACCTGTAGAGGCATCACGACCAGCCTATTACACAGCACCACGCAGCCCAATTGTGAACAAGGTTTCATACCTTGAGCACTATCTCAAGGCAACAATTTTGCACGATGAGGATTCACGCCAGTATGTAAAGGCTGCCGATAACACAACATCAACAGCACCCGGCATGATCCCAACACCACAAAGCACAAATGTCATCAACGCACTTGCAAACGCAGATCGCGGAATGATCGATGCGCTAAGCCGTGAGGCACTTGTTGGCGAAGGCATGACATTTGAAATTCCAAAAGTCACAGCTGTTCCAACAGTTGCAAACATTGCAGAAAACGCAGCAATCACAGAGTCAAATCTTTCAGCTACATTTTTGAGCGTACCTGTTCAATCATTTAAAGGCCGAGCAATTTCAACAATTGAATTGATTGATCGCAGCCGTCCAGAGTACCTTTCAGCATTATTGCAAAACCTTGAGTTTGCTTATGCAAAGGTAACTGATGAATTTGCCGTTGGAACAATTGCGGCAGCTGGACAACAGACTGGTGTCAATGCAAATACAGCTACAGGATTCTTGGGATACACATCTCAAGCTGCCGGTGCTGTTTATGGATCATCACTCGGATTTGCTCGCAACATCGTTGTGTCACCCGGACAATGGACAAACATCATGGGTTACAACGACAATGGCGCACCACTTTACAATGCAGCACAGCCATCAAACGCGGCTGGAAATGTACGCGGAGACTCATTGCGCGGTGTAGTTTCACCGGGCCTCAATCTCTTTGTCTCTCGCTCAATTGGTAACGCTGGCCCAACAACATCAACCGGAGATTTCTCAATGGTTGTTGTCAATCCAGATGCATGGACATGGTATGAGAGTCCACGCTTTACGCTACGCACGAATGTCAATTCAGACGGAACCATTGACATTCTTTACTACGGCTATGCGGCAATTGCTCCAAAGATTCCATTTGGCGCATGCTGGAACCAGACCTGAGCCGACTAACAAATCACTATCGGTAGCGGTCGCTCCCGAACGCTACTGACACGAAAGGAACCGAGATGCCAGCAATAGTCACAGCCTCACAGCTACGATCCATTCTTGGTGTCTCGGTTTCCTTGTATTCTGACGCGCAATTGGATTCTTTTATAGATTCCGCTGAACAAACGATTTTGCCGTTACTTACTCAATACCAATCATCGGTTGCATTTGCCAATGTGAGTGATTCCGTCATTTATTTCACTACAATCCGGCCAAACTATTTTGTGCCGGGGCAATCCGTTGTTGTAACCGGGGCCGGTATTTACAATGGAACATACACAGTTACCGATGATCGGATTGAGCCATACACATGGACAGCGGCCACAGCCGCGGCTGATCGCACATACCCGTTGCCATTTATTCCTAATGCCACGGCTACTTTATCCGGTGGATCAGCCGCATCACTTTATGCAAACACACCGCCAATTGAGAATGCAATTTTGGTCGTTGCCGTTGAGATTTTCCAGAGTATTACAGCCCCCGGCAATCAGATTATGGCTGACAATTTTACGCCATCACCATTTATTCTGGGTCGTAGCTTAAGCAATAGAGTTGTGGGCCTACTGGGGCCATTTTTGGATGTCGAAACGATGTGCCAATGACCATCGAGGCCGACATCCGCACACCATTGCAAATCGCACTATCAACCATTGCGGCCAATGTGTATAACGGAATTCCAGAGGTAATGACTAGCCCATCCATTTGTTTGGTGCCCGGATCGCCGTATCTTGAAAGCCTTTTAATTAACGGAGCAACCACAAAAGTCAAAATCAATTTTAATGTCACCGGTGTAGTTGGTTATTCCAGCAACGCCGCAGCTTTGGACAATCTAGAACAATTGATGATCAACATCATTAGCACAATGCCGGCAGGTTATGAAGTCGGCGATGTGAGCAGCCCACAACCTTTGGAAGTCGGTGCCGGTAAGTACCTTACGGCCGATTTACAAATTAGCACCTATTACACCGACTAAGGAGAAATCATGCCAACAACAATCATCACGGGCAGAGACATCACATTCACCATCGATGGTGATAATTTTGATGCTCAAGCTACATCAGCGACTTTGACAGTTGATTCAACAATCAACACTTATCAAACACTTGATGGAAAAGCCTATTTTACAACAGACACTCAAGGTTCATTTGCCGTTGAAATGTTAGCCGATTGGGGAGCAGCATCATCATTGTGCGAAGCACTTTGGACAGCTGCAACAAATGCACCAAACACCGGACTTGCTGTGGTGCTAGTGGCAGATACAGGCGCATCATTTGCGTTTGATGTACAGCCAATCTTGCCATCAGCCGGCGGCACAGCTCCAGATGCACAAACAGTTTCACTTGCCTTTACTTGTGTGACCACACCTGTTTTGACGATTAGCTAGAAAAGGAGATCGGGAGCATGAAGTTACCAATTACGATTGAATTTACGAATGGCGATAGAGAAACCTATACAGCTTTACCGCCTGAGTG